GACTTGGAGCACCCTTCGCAGATCCCGTCGATCAGTGAGCCGCTCTTCAGCACGATGAACGCCAAGCTCACGTTCATGCCGGTGATGAACCGAGAGGACCTCCAGAAAGGTCTGCAAGACATCAGTCCCTCTTAGCGAGCGCCCCGGTCGTGGCGCTAGAGCCATCCGAGCAACTCCACGGGCTCGTCCTCGTGCTCGGCGCGTTCGACGGCCATGCACAGGGCGATCATCGCGTCGATGTGCGTCCTGGGGCTCGGCTTGTCGATCCGCCAGCCGCGGCGGGAGTGGCGCGCGATCGCGTCGGCGGCGTGCCTGGCGAACTGCGGATCGTCGGGCAAGGTGAGGCGCTGTTGGACGATCGCGGCATGCAGCCGCACGCTGGCGGGAATCATGCGCACGTCCGTCTGCGGGAACTGCAGGACCGTGATCCGTTCGCGCTCGAGCTCCTGGGCGGCCTGCCCGAAGCGCCACGGGTCGAACACCACTTCGCGGACGTTGTACTGGCCGGCGAGATCGCGGACATGCTCGACGCATTCCAGGACACCGCTGTCACCGTGATAGATGCCGCAGCCGACGTGCAGACCGGCGTTGACCCAGACGACGGCTGAGGCTGAGCGTTCGCCGCCGACGTCGACGCCGACCCAGACGTCCTCGCCGTCGGTGAAGGTCGGTGTGCCGACGCATGCCGTCCATGCGCCGGCTGGGAGCCAGGAGCCTTCGCCGATGCCCCATCGGCAGGCGTGGAACTGCGCGAACGCGGCGTCGGGTACGGCGGCGCGCTGGCGGCGCAGATCCTTGACGGTGATCCATGGTGCGGGGTTCGCGGCCTTGACGGCCTTCATGTCGTCGAGGTCGTCCTCATCCGGGACGCTCCATTCGAGCCAGTGCGGATCGCCGGTCGCCTCGACGACGGCCCCGCGGCGCTGCACGCTGGGTTGCGCAAGGGCTCGGGCGCGCATCCTGCCGAGCGGCGAGTCGAGCTGCGCCGCGGCCGTTGAGATGATGAGCAGCTTCGAGTCCGGGCGCTTCACGAGCCCTGTCGTCATCGCCTCCAGCAGGCCGGCGTCGGGCCATGCCCACACCTCGTCGCCGATGTAGAGCGTGCTGGAGAGGCCGTGGACGCGCGGCCCGTCGGACGGCACGACGCGCAGCAGGCCGTCGCCGTCGGGGTGGCGCAGCTCCAGGTGCCGGACGGTCAGGTGATCCTCGACGGCGGGGTGCTGCGCGAACCCGCGCATCCGCTCGAAGCAGATCCGCGCTTGATCGCGGCTGGCGGCGCCGATCGTTACCGATGCACCCGGCGTGGTGAGCAGGTGATGCACGCCGATCAGCGCCGCTGTCGTCGTCTTCGCGTTTCCTCTCGGCAGGACTGCCGCTATCTCGCGTGACGGCCCGAAGTACGTGCGAGCGATCCGGCGTTGAAACGGTGCGAGCGGCTCACCGATCGCGGCGCAGAAGTCGACGAGGCCGGCGAGCCCCGGCCGCGCGTAGGTAGTTGCGGGCACAACCGCTATCCTATCTGATAGATGAACGACACCGTTCAGGAGAAGCGGACATGGTGGGGGTGGCCGGCGCCGCGTCGAGGACCGCGCCCTGACCGCTGGCAACGTGCCGAGCGTCATGCTGCCGGCGGCCGGCGGGGAGCCTGTCAACCGTGACGCCGCGCTACGGATCGCGGATGTGTTCTCCGCAGTTCGATGCCTCAGTGACAGCGCCGCGTCCTTGCCGCTGCATGCCTACCGTCGAGCTGACGGCGGCCGCGAGCGCTACACCGGCAGGCTCGCCGATCTGATCGACCGGCCCGGGCCTGCGACGACGACGGCGAACTTGACCGGCCAGCTCGTTGCGCACTTGGCGCTCGATGGGAACGCCTTTTTGGCGAAGTACAGGGATGCCGACGGCCAGATCACGCAGCTCGGCGCGCTGGACCCGACGCGCGTGACGGTCGCGCTGGAGCGCGGCGAGCCCGTCTACACACTCTCTCGCGCCGACGGGGTAACCCGCCACGGCGTCGAGGACATCATTCACCTGCGCGCGATGAGCGTCGACGGGCTCACCGGGCTGTCACCGATCCGCCAGGCCCGCCAGGCGCTCGGGCTCGCACAATCCCTCAGCGGGCTCGCTGACAGCTTCGCGCGCAACAGTGGCCGACCCTCGGGGATCCTGACGCTCAGCTCCGGCGCGAACCCGGAGCAGCTCGAAAGGCTGCGCTCCGGCTTCACCGTCCGTCACGGCGGACCCGCCGCCGCCGGACACACCGCCGTCATGACCGGCGACGTGTCCTATCAGTCACTCTCGCTGTCGATGCAGGACGCAGAGTTTGTCGCACAGCGCCAGCTATCGACGGCTGAGATCTGCCGGATTTTCAGGATCCCGACCTGGATGCTGTCGGCGAGCTCGGGCGACGCGCTCACATATTCCAACGTGGAGAGCCAGGCACTCGCGTTCGTGAAGTTCACGCTCGCGCCGTGGCTGACGATCATCGAGCAGGCACTCAGCGCCGACGCTGACCTGTCACCGCGAAACGTGTATGTCGCGTTCGCGATCGATGGCCTCCTACGTGCGGATGCGGCGACACGCGCGCAGGTGTATACGGCCGCGTTGGACCCGCTCACCGGCTGGATGTCGCGCGCCGAAGTACGAGCACTCGAAGACCTGCCCGCTGAGCCGGCGACGGCCCCCCAACCCTCGGAGATGATCGCATGACAACCGTTACCCGCCCGACACCCGGCGACATCGAGGACCGCGTCGCCATAGAGGCCGCTCCCTCGATCGACGGACGCCGCCTGTACGGCTTGATCCCGTACGGCGTCGCGAGCCGCGATCTTGGCGGGTTCCGCGAGATCATCTCGCCCGGCGCGCTGGCCGGCGTGGACCTCTCACAGCTCGTCTGCACCCGCGAGCACAACCTCGCGGCTCTGCTCGGCCGCCACCCGACGACGCTGACGACCGAAGACCGCTCGGACGGATTCTCGTGGTCCTGTGAGCTGCCGCAGTCACCGGCCGGTGAGGACGTCCGCGTGGCAGTCGCACGCGGAGATCTGCGCGCCACCTCGTGGCGGATGGTCGTTGGCCGTGAGGAGTGGCGCGGCGACGTTCGTCACGTCCACGAGATCGCCGAGCTGCGCGACGTCACCGTGACCGCCTCACCCGCTTACGGCGACCACGCCCCTGCCGAGTACCGCTCCACCCCTGAGCTTGACCCTGCGCCGCCGGTGCGGGACGAACCATCACACCAGGAGGACACCGTGCAGACAGAGGACCGCACCGAGGCCGCCTCGAGCGGCCTCGCCGTCGAAGACCGCACCGCCACGACCGAGACCGCCAGCGTTGAGCATCGCGTTATCGACGCGCTGCGCAGCGTCCCGCGCGGGGAGAACCGCGCGCTCACGACGAGCGCCAGCGTCAGCCCCGGGGAACTCGCCACGTTCCTGTTCGAGAAGCTCCGGGCGTCCAGCGTCGCGCTGCGCTCCGGGATCACCGTCCTGACGACGGACAAGGATTCCGTCGTCTACCCGTCATTGACCGCCGACGTGAACCCCGGCTGGTACGCGGAGGCCGCGCCGATTACCCCGGGCGATCCGACGTTCTCGACGGTCACCGCCACGCCGCGGAAGCTCGCGCATCTGGTGCAGATGTCGAATGAGGTGATCGATGACAGCGACCCGTCGATCGTCGACGTTCTCAACACGCACCTGCTCGCGATGCTCGCGCTCAAGCTCGACCTCGGCATCTACGAGGGCTCGGGCACGGCGCCGGAGGTCCGCGGCCTCGCGAACGTGTCGGGGATCCAGACCATCGATGCCGGCGTCAACGGCGCGCAACCGTCACTCGATCAGGTCGCCGACGCGATCGGGCTTTTGGAAGGCGTGAACACAACCGCGACGGCCATCGTCATGCCGCCGCGCACGTTCGCGAAGCTGCGCAAGGTGAAAGACACCACCGGCGCCTACCTGCTCGCCGCGCCGACCGACGCGACCGGCCTGCGACTGTTCGGTGTGCCGGTGCTCGTCAGCGCGCAGCTCTCCGTCACGGAGGCCGCCGGCACCGCCGGCGCCGTCGGGTCGTCCATGTACGTCTACAACGCCGCGCAGGTCGTCTACGTCCGCCGGACTGACGTTGAGCTGGAGCTCGACCGCTCGCGGTTGTTCAACAGTGACCAGTCCGAGCTGCGTGCGAAGGCCCGCGGCGACCTGATCGTCCCGAACCCGACCGCTGTCGTGCGCGTGACGCACGTCCTCTAGGAGACCTTCACATGGCTACCAAGCGCAACCCCAACGAGGTCATTCACTTGCAGGTCAAGCCCGGCCGCACGGCGCTCTACCAAGGCAAGGCGTTCGGTGACCGCGGCACGCTGCAAGCGCCGTGGCGCGACGCCGAACTGCTGCTCCGGGCCGGCGACGTCGAGCAGGTCAAGCCCGACCAGGTGCCCGACGTCGGCGAGCTGCCGTCGGCGGCCTGAGCGCCGATGAGCAGGTAGACTTACCAAGACCGGATTCGTCACCCGGCATGTAGCACATCGCCACCTCCCGCGATGATCTGACTGTCAGAGCCGCTCTCTAACCGGGGCGGCTCTTTCAGTTGATCGCCCGTCCGTGTGTAATACTCCCCGGGTAGCCCTCCAGTTGACGTTGGGGGCACAACACAATCACCGGGAGGTGACCATGAAGGACCCGATCATCACCGGCTGCGGCGGCGTCGTCTATGACGACGCCAGCATCGCGGCCGAGCAACGGCACGCCGAAGCTCAGCGTGCCGAGATCATCACTCAGTACGGATCCGAGGATGCGTACGAGCAATGGTGCATCGCCTCAACCCGGCGGATCCGCCGCGAACGCCACCGCGCGATCTGCCAGATGCGCGTCGAGCGCGCGCGGATGACCCGCGTCGCCATGATGGCTTCGATCCAGGCACCGCGGCGCACGGCCTCGAGCGGACGCCCGCGCGCCCGTCGGACAAGTGCATCGAGCACAACGTCCGGCGCCGACCCTAACGGATCGGAGGCAGACCAACTCGGAGAACCCCTACGGCTCGCGCCGCCCGCGCGGGCCGTTCTCGTGTTCGCGGCGCTCACCGCCGTTGAGCGCGGCGCCGACGTCGAGGCGGTGGTCGCATGAGCCGGGCCGTGACATTGCAGCAGCTCGTGCGCCGCGCCGAGCTATACGGCACGGAACTCGTTTATGGAACGGCCGAGCGCAATCTCCACGTAAGCGTGGAGGATCTCGGGTGCCTCGCGCTGCGCCTGCGCCGCATCGACCCCGAGTGGAAACTGACGCTGCCCTCACATCGGCGCCGAGATCAGGTCGGTCAGCGCAACCGGCTGGTCTTCGGGCTGCTCGACGCCGGCTGGCCCGATAAGCGAATCCGGGCCGCCGCGGGGATCGGGGCGACAACGTTTCGAGCCCTAAAAGCCCAATATCTACGGGGCGAAACGGCTCAGATTTCCCGGTCTAGGCAGATCACCCTAGACCCCCCAAAAACGAGCGGCTACGACCTCTACGACGTGTCGTCATGGTGAGCCCGCTGCGCGCCGCACTCGCAGATTGCCTGCACCGCCACCTTGCCGTGTCCGCCTGCGACGGATTGGAAGGGCTATACGACGACCTCCGCATCCGCGACCCCGACAGCATGTGGACGCGCGCCCGCGTCGACAAAGCGATCGACGACCTCGTCATCGCCGGCCGCGCCGAGATCACCGGCACGAGGGGCTACGTCGACATCGTCGGCCTCATCGACGAAGAGATGTGGGCCGAGCTTGAGGCCGAGATCGCGGTGGCGGCATGACGCGTTACGCCGACGAGCAGGCCGCCCGCCAGCGCCGCGCCGTCATCGACGCACTCGCGTCGCCCGGCGCGCTGTTCGAGTACCTCAACGCCGACTCGTGCTGCGTCGGCTGCCCGATCTGCCGCGAGCCGATGCGCGTCACATTCCGCGGTGAGGTCGTGGACACGTGGTGCAGCGCAGGTTGCGCCGAGGCCGACATCGTGATGGCCGCGTTCGGCCTGGGGGAGGTGGCGTGATGGCGGTCCCCCTGTCAAAGGCGGCTGCCGGCGCCGCGACGCGCACGAAGCGGAGCAAGACGTCGAACTTCGCCGCGATCGACGGCGGCGGCGAGCATGACGCCGGCCGCGAGCTGGCGAAGCTGCTCGCGCTCGACAAGCTCACCCCGCCGCTGACGATCACCGCCGCGTCGGTGATCGGTGACGGTGCCGACGCCGCCGTCTGGATCACGCTCAGCGACGACAGCGAGCTGCGGTTTCGCACCGTCCGCGAGATGACGCAGGCGACGAGGCTAACCGCGGAAGTCGCCGGGGCGACGGGCGCCCAGCCGAAGCTCAACAACCCCGCCGCCGTGCGCGCCGTGTCGCTGCTCAAGCGCTACGCGACGCACGTCCAGTCGATGAGCGAAGCGGACGAGGCGATCGAGTGGGGCGTGACGTTCCTGCAGGCCGCGCCCGTGCTCGACGTCGACGTCGGCGACCAGGGCGAGCGGTGGGGCGCGTTCACGAAGCTCGGCGAGGTCGACCCGCGGGCACGCAACCGCGAGTCGAACATCTCGATCGCGGCGGCCAGCCTCGTGCTGCGCTGTGTCGACGGGACCCGCCTCGTGCGCACCGACTGGATGCGGGCGTACGTCCGGTCGATCGAGCCGCGGATGACGCCGACGGCCATCTCGACGCTGATGCAGCGCGTCGGCTGGCAGCGGCGAGGCGCCGAGGGGCGGTGGAAGGCGACACGCCCCGGCCTGCCGGGACAGCTCAACTGGGCGTTCTGGATCGTGCCCGCTGACTGGGAGGATCGCGGGGACGCGCTTTTCGACAAAACCCCTGCAAATAGGGGTCTCCGGTCGTTTGAGTGGATCGGCTGACGCCTGAAACCCGCGTGAGTGCAGGGGTCTTCTCCCTCAGTGATGCCGTTCGTGGCTGCGCAGGCGTTATGCGACCCGCACGCGCGTCGTTC